GCCCCGCCACCGTCTGCGGTCACTGTACGCACTATGCCGAGGGCGCTACTCGTCCCGCCGACAATGAACTTGCCAGCCGTGAACGTGTCTGTATCATCCATCGTACACGCGAACGTCGAGCGCGTACCACTGTACGCCATGCCGCCAACGTATATCGCCCTCAGATTGCGCGGACCGCTGAACGGTGGCGACGATTGCAGGTTGATGGTCTTGCCGTCCACTCCTATATACGGGTCCGACTCCTGCGACTCATCCCCCGTCCACTCTCCGCTGCTGTCCGTGTATACGCTCGTCAACGTTGTCACCGGGTACGCCTTGGGCCAGTACGTTGCCTGCTGATACCCAACATCGAAGTACTCGGTATGCGTCTCTATCATCAACTCGCGGCCAAGGTATCGCTCTATCTTCCGCGACACCGCGTGTATCCAGTTGTCTATCTCGCCCCGCCGCCGCATTGAGTCAGTCAGTGCCGTCTCACCCTCTGGCGCTAGGTATCGCCGGGCCCGCTCGTAACTCGATAGCTGTATGGTGCTCATCCGACCTCCTGCTTAACGTGCGAGGGGGTGCGCACCGCGTAGGCACGCGATACACACCCCCACATACCGCAACCGCTACCGCGCTCAGTTATACGTCAAACGTGAGCACGTTGCTCGTTGCCTGCGACACGGGCTTGCCGCGAATCGACGCGGCCGAGAAGTCAACCGTGTACGGAATCGAGCTGGTGGTCTGCACCTGAGTCACGAGGCAAGCATAGCGCGGCTGGTCCTTACACACGATAGCGCCGATCATCGTCTGCTCGTCGTTGTCGGTGTTGATGTTCGTGAACGACGCACCCGTCACCGCCGCTGCCTGCATCGGGTTGTTCGTGTAGCTGACGTACACTGCATTCGTCACCGTGCACGCTTCGCCCAGCACCGTCCCAAAGCTCACCAGCATGTCAAGGTTGTCGAAGTCCGCAGTATCAATCATCACTGCGCCAGTTGTCGGGCTATACCCGTTGTAGTACGTGGTGGTTGCTGTCCCGGTAAGACGTTCCGGGGTGAACATCACCGTGTACAGTACGCTCTCTGCATTCTTCCCTCTGACACTCATGTTATACCTCCGTTGTGTTTCGTGGTTGTTGGTGTGGCGGGTGTTACCCCGCCACTAGGTTACACCGACCAGTTCGCTTCCGTGGTTTCGACATCATACGCATAGGTGAACGCCGCAGGGCGAAGCAGGCTGCAATCGTACTCGATGAACGTCACGATGTAGAGCTGGTCCTGGAGGAACGCGCTTCCGGTCGAACCGTCACCAGCAACGTCGGACACCTTGAAGACGGGGTCGCGGAACGTGGCAAACGCAAACAGTGACCAGTCACCGAAGAACGCCTTGGAGCATGTGGTCGAGGTGCTGTAGCTCTCGTTGTTGGGAATCTGCGTGGTGTGCTTGAGCTGTGCGCCCAGGCCGCTACCAAGCATCGACTCGTTGGCAAACAGGCTCGGAGACGCAACGGGGAACCCGTTGGCACGCGACGCACCCGAGTACGGAATCACGCGCTCACGAATCATACCATACAGCGCTTCGGGCCGCATCAGGTACGCATACGTGTTAGTGTCGCGCAGTTCGTTGGCGACAGCGAGCTTCTGCTTGAGCGCCATCGCATCGTCAATGCGCAGACGACGGCCAGCACACGACAGACCCGCGGTCATGTCGCCAGTATATCCGGCCAGACCCTTCGGCTCCCCGGCACCACCGCTACCAACCGTCAGACCGCGCGACAGCTCAACAGAGGCATCACGCGACATGTAGTTGGTGATGAGCGCTTCGATGTTCTCGTTGCTCTCAGCAAGCAGACGGTTGGAAATCTTCGTGAACACGCCAATCTTCTTCGGGCGCAGCCACTTCAAGCCCCAAGAGCTCTGCGATACGGTCGGCTTGTCATTCTCGCCGATATGGTACGCCGTGGTGTGCCCGTTCGACACCGGAACGGGCATGTCGCCCTTCAGGCCAGTCATCTTCAGCACGGGGAGGTTGAGAATCGGAGTCTGCGCAAACGCAGGCTCAATCATCTTCCCGTTGTACACCTCGGGAGGAATCAGGAACCCACCAGCGGACCCATCATCTGCCGTGTACGCGCGACGCTTCATGTACTCGGCCGAAAGCTCGCCCTCAAGCGGCGCGAGCTTGGCAAACGCAGTCTCATAGCTTCCGTACTCGTGCCTTGCGGTGCGATACATCGCGTTGAAGAACTTGGCGACGGAGAACTTCTTGGCTTCCTTCTCGCAACCAGGCAGACCGATAGTGGTTTTCTGGTTGTCCTGCACCGCCTTCAGCCCCTTCTCAATTTCACCGAGGCGACCCTCGAGCGCAGCCTTCGCCTCGTCTGCCCGCTGCCCGCTCGCGTCCTGCACCTTCTTCAGCTCCCCGGTCACATCGTCGCGGAACTTGCCCAGTGCGGTAGTTACTTCCTGCATCAGTTCAACACTCATGGTATCCTCCTACCTGTTCAGTTTCAGCACGTTGTCATACAGGTTGATGTTAGTGGCAGGCTTTGGTGCCGCTCGAGTTGGGTCTGCCAGCGCTCCACGCACCGTAGACACCATCTCGCGTAGCTCCGTAACCAATGTATCGCACACCTGCTTTGTCTCTGCCACAACGGCTTGCAGTTGTGCTATGCTCGCGGCGACATCGCCGCAGTCAAGATGCACATTGACAGTCGCGGCGCGTGCGGCTGTCTCGGTGTCTGTCTGCGGCTCTGTTGCCTGAGTTGTCGTATCACTTGAAACGGTCATGGTTGTTGCTCCCTTTGCCGCAATATACGTATCACTCGTTGCGGCACTAGCGGTATTTGCACTATCACTATTCACAACGATGGCAACCTTGGCCGCGTCAAACTCGGCAATGAGCGCGTCGATGGCGTTGTCGGCCAGCACTGGATACCTGCGCAGTGTATCAAGGTGCCCACGGGCCAGCCCTGCCGCCTTCAGTCCGCGCACAAACTCATCCCGGTACGTGTCCTGTAGTGCATTGGGGTTAGCGGGCACGGCCACCGGCGAGAACTCCATCAGGTCGCACTTCTTGAACTCAACCCCGTACTCCCCAAGGCCCAACTTCTCGCGCTCGTCTGCGTTGCCTGGTTGATACACGTCCAGCGGGTTGAACCCTATCGAGCACGCGCGCATGATATTAGCACGGGCCAGACGGAATACCAACTCACTGCGCCCGCTTGTATCATGCCGGTCATCCATGAAGAGCGGCCACGCCCATACGCTGTTGGTCTCTTTGTCATACCACGTCTTGAGCGACACGCCAACGGGCGGCTCTTCGTAGTTGTGGGCAAACTGTACCACCGGGTTTTTCTTGTAGTTGTCGAGCTTCACGCCCTTTGCTCGCACAATGTCGCCATAGCGGTCTACGCTCTCGTCGGTGATACGATACTGCAATACGCGCATCTCGTACCCGTCAAGGTACTCAATGCCGCCAGCAGCCTTGCACAACTTGCGGCACTCGTCGGGCGTCATGCCTACGGCTGTACCGCTCTTGCCGTTTGACTGTGCGCGTATCTGCTTCTCACTGCACTTACTGCGAAGTATGGCATTGCCGTCATCGGTGCCATACAACATCTTCAACAGAGCGCTGTCCATGCTTCCTCCTATGTCCTATGTGTTGCCAAGTGGTCATCCAGTCGGCTCTCTTGTACCGCCACTGCTGTGCGCGTCTCGTTCAGTACTTCTATGCTGCTGTTGATGCGGTCCCATATGTCGCGCTGCTCGTCGTGGAACGCATCGACCTTCTCGTCAAGGCTATCGAGCTTCGCCTCGATGCGTCCACCACATATCAACTCGTGCGACTTCAGCATCTCGGCCAGTTGCTCTTTCGTCAGGTGCCCGTTTCCATTCGCCTTGACAACGGTACAATTTGACTGCTGCTTTCCACCATTTGCGCGCGCCTTTATCCATTCTGACAGCGCCGGTATGAGCTTCATCGCTATTGCACCTATGAGCAACCCTATTGCGCCGACAAGTCCCTCGCTCATATCACGCCGCCAGTGTTGGGGTGTCCTTCATCGCACGCATCTTCTTTGCCACTCGCGCCGCGTGCCGGTAGTCCATCGCATCATCGTCAAACTCGTAATCTTTTGCCGCTCTCGTGCGGTTTGCCAGCTTATCCCGCCAGTTACGACGCATTGCGCGGTTGTAGCCAAACGCTCCTTGTGCCACCTATCCCCCCTACTCAACGGCCACCGCTACACAGCGGCAGTTCACAATGTCTGCAAGGTCGCCAGATGGATCGCGCGGGTACGTGACAAACGTCCCATTGACGGCCACCGGGAACGGGTCGCCCACTCGCGTTACCTTGCCATCGCGCTGCATATGTGCATCACGCGTCTTGTCATCCTTCGCCGCTACCCATTCCCACTTCTCGATACCCTCTTCTTGGAACGCATCGAAGCGCGTCTGCGCCGTGATGATACCCATCTCGGTGCGGGCAATGGTCATGCTATTGCTCATGCCGCCAAGGTCAAACTTGCCATTGGCCTCGGGCACTTCGCCCAGGCGCACGCGGTACACGTCCTGCACGTACTGCTTGATACGCTGCTGAAGCTCCTTGACTGTTAGCCCCTCGTCGAATGCTTCCTTGACAGCCTGACCGACAGCATCGTGCGCGTGCTCGAATGTCGCCGTCTCTATCTGGCTCATCAACTCGACGCGCTCGCCTAGCCAGAGGTCGAGTTGCTCATTGCTCACGTTGAACGATATGCCCCCGCCTAGCTCTCGTGCCACCTGTGACA